TGGCTGATTACCAAGGACACCATCCGATTGAGAGGTGTTTAAACGACCAACTTTTGAGTTAGCAACGCTCAAGAGTAACGAAGTTACTCGGCGCGATAGCAAGAATCAGGATGCCCTCGCCAGGTATTCTGACTTTGTTTAAAATCAGATACGCTGATGCTATTTGACTATGTTTGGTAAGCTTGTTTTGTGATAAACAATCGAGCCATACTTAAGCCGTCTCTGCCTTACCGTGAGGTGAGGTAGGCTAGTTTAGGCATTAGTAGGGAGTGATTTATCAACCCTTTAATGTACGTGATAAAACTCTTGGTTTTAGGCCCTATATCAAGAGGAGGATTTTATATAAAGAGACCATGAAACGAAGAACTGTAATTTCTTTGACGACAGTTTGGTCTGCGTTGCGAACCTTACTGCCGGAAAGTATTTACAGTCTACGTGCCACGTTCTCCGAATATAAACGTTTTAGCGACCATTTGCGTCGCTTTCACGGTAAACCCTTTATGATTAAAACCCTAAAGGAGATACATCAAGTAATGAAACGTCACATGTGTGGCGTTCACGTACCTGGTGAGTTTGTTCCGTATTCTATGTGGTTGAAAACACATAGTTGCGGCTTACCAAGAAGGCTAAAACACTTGACTAAATTGGCGACAAGTCGTAAGAGGTTATTAAGACTCTGTGCTATTTCTATCACAGCATCTTATACACTTCATTACAACAAGCCGGATTTAGATCTTTCTAATCTGGTGTCGACTTACACTGGTTATCTCCCAACCGAATCTTTTATTTCAAAGATTCTTTTGAGAGTTAATAAACCGATGACACAGCCAACCGCTGAATGCGATTGTCTTGTCTCGTTTATCTCGTGGTTTGTCCCAAAATTCCTAAGGAACAGATTCAAACCTAATTTAGATCCTACAAGGAACTATCTAGGTTTAAAAGCTGGGCCTTGGGGAACTCCCTCTTTCCGTTATTCTTTAGCGGACGCTGTTGCTATTTCTTCTAAGAAGAATAGTAAGCTTTATACCCTTCTATGTCTCTTTGTTAAGGAATATTATTCCGAAGATTACTATTTAGAGTTTAAGGCTACGATCCGTAATATGATCTTAGCTTTAAAATTCGGTATTGACGCGAATCGAATTTCTTGGTTTCCCAAGAACTTTGACTCTCGTCTTGCCAAATTATCCTTCCTTTCTGAGAAAGGAGGGAAGACTCGTATAATAACTTCATGTAATTTCTTTATTCAGTATGCTTTCTATGGTTTTCATAATGACATTATGAGAATTTTAGGAAGTATACCGACAGACTTTACATTTAACCAAGATAGGTGTGCTCAATATTATAAAGACCTGTTTAATTCAGGCTTTAAATTTTGCGCATCTTATGACATGACAGGCGCTACTGATCGGTTTCCGAGGTGGCTCCAAGAAAGATTACTTTCTAGCTTCCTTGGTAACACTCTATCCCACTGTTGGGGTCGTATCATGTCTCTTGAGATATGGTCTCCTAACCACAAGAGGAGTGTTTCGTTCGAAGTCGGCCAGCCAATGGGTATCTACTCATCGTGGCCTGTATTCTCACTAACACATCACGTTTTAGTCAGGTACTGCGCATGGCGATGCAGTTTAGACCCTTTTACTTTTAACCTCTATATGGTTTTAGGTGACGACGTCACCATCTTCCATAAAAAGGTTTCTAAGTATTATTATTGGATGCTTACTGTTGTTCTCGGAGTAAAAGTATCCGAGTTCAAGTCAATAGTTTCTACGAGGAAGTCTGGCCTTATAGCCGAGTTTGCTAAAAGAAATTTTGCAAATGGCTATGAAGTCAGTCCGATTACTCCTTCTATGCTCGTTGCAGCTAGAAGTAGTGATCCTACGCTTATTCGCGATATTATTGAACGCGTACTCAATCGTTGGTCAGTTAAAGTTAATTCTCAATCAGTTTGGATAACCGAACTGTTTAAACGAATTCTTTACACTGGACGACGAACAGCGACCATGCGATGGTTTACTTCACCACCTGTTTTCCCGGAGTGGATACAGATGGATGATAAATTTCGCAAGTTAAGAGATGATATTTGGCTGTTCAACTCTTGGAAATATTTATATATCGATCCATTTTTGAAGGCGAAACGCCGTCATTATGATCGACTTATAAAATCACTTTCCGTAAAGTTGGATAGGTTGGGCGATCCTCTTCCAAAGCTTTACGGTCTTCCGAAAATTGCTAATATTTTTCACAATATTACAATATATTCTGGAGACTATACTGCTCTCGGAGATCATCCTCTAACGGCGACTATTAGAGAATTGAAGTCTAGAGTTGGCGACAACTCTAAACAATTAACTTTTGATGAGGTCCATAAGTTATTGGTGACAATAATATTCTTGCGTCAGTGCCTTTCAATGAAAGTTACCCCTCGTGGTAATTTTTACCAAAAGGTAAACAAACGTCGTGTCCTAGAAGGATATCGTCTACATAAAGTTGTAGATGAAGTCCTCTGGGAGATTTTTCGTTCGGATGCGTGGCAACAGTAGACTAATCTACTTTCCGGTTGCGAGTTTTCGCTAGGGAGCACGGTGCCGCAAGGCTTTGTTCCTTATATACCAG